ATTTGCGATTTGGTATGTTGCGAGGTAATATATGTCAGTAGATATTAAAGCGATCCGCTGGCTTTTAGACAACGCCACAGCCTATGCTATCAGCAAAAACTGTGGCGTATCTACTCAAGCAGTGGATAAATATAAAAATGGTGTATCGGATATCATGAACATGCGTTTAAAACATGCTATCAATATGACTGAATACGCCTATAAATTAAAAGACAAACAGTGATATTTTTTCGCTGTTTTTTTACTACTTTCAGAGAAAACAAAAAAACCGCCAGCAAAAAGCCAGCGGTCTAGTGTAATTAAATTTTGAATTTCTTTCTATTTTATTTTGTGGTGATGAGCCCGTCAGGCTCGATTGTAAATTCTGCTTGCTCAGCCAATCGGCCATCTTCAAGCATGAGGTAGTATCCGCCATTATATGGTACAAAGGTATTGGATACCATGTCGCCATTCTGAGAATCCAGGTAATACCATTTCTCGTAGTATTTCACCCAGCCAGTCTGCATAGCACCATCTGCATTGAAGTAATACCATTTTCCATTGATTTTCTTCCAGCCACTATTGGACATGTATCCATCCTTATCTAACCAGTACCAATTGCCATCTGTGTGATGTAGCCATTGGTCGGCATACATATAGCCGTTTTTATCGAAATAGAACCAGTTGCCGTCGACTGCTTCAAATTTTGAAGTAGGGTAAGAGCCATCTTTACGACTCCACCACCATCCAGTATCATCATGCTTCCAGCCTGATTGGTCTTCTTGAGGCGGTACGATATAGCCTACGATTGAATTTACTGAGCGTTCATTATATCGGCAAGGTCCACCGACTTCTAGAAAATCCCAGTTGCCATCGATGTTCTGCTCAATTGTCTTGATTGTAGAGCCGTCTGAGTCCTCGTAAACAAGACCAGTGTGACCGTAATTCACACCATCTCCAGCTACAAAGTTCTTGACAAAGAACCACCCAGCCTTTGGATATTGAGCGCCATACACGACTTGTAAACCTGCTGCTTCTGCTGATCGTAGCAAGTCGATAGCATTACCCCAAAGTCGTGCTCCAAAGAATTTATAAATACCCATACACGTTAAATCTGCGCATTGATAACCGTACATTCCGTCATAATCGACACCAGCTCCAGCGTCTGCTTTTCCAATAAAGAATTGGACCATTTCATTAATTTTACTCATTTTATTCCTTTCTTTTATGGCAATCTATTTTGGCCATGGGTCATTTGTAACGTACATTATTGTAGAAACAATAATATCATCAATATTACTATCTTCAGGTACAGGGTCGGTAAAATGTAACGATAAGAAATTACCATTATTTGCTCCACCTAGTGACCATGAGCCATATAGATTACCGTTAACATTAAATATTGGACCGCTTAATGACGATACCGACCGATACCCTAGTGGCAGTCTTTGTGTATATAAAATGTACACATCGCGTTCAGGGTCTGTTGATTTCGACAAATATCCTGGTCCACCGCGCCGAACAATCCCAAACGCGTCATTTCTTAACCCTCCGAATTGGTAGGTTACGATATTGTTGACCCTGCGTACACGTAATGTAGCTTGGGCGTATCCTGATGATATACCCAATTTTTTCCAGCCCGTGTCCCCGGTTAGTACCTCCCAACCTTGGTTATCTGTTCCAGCGCGTTTTATCCATTTCAAAGCGCCATTTGTAACTGCAGTATCGACGTATGTAGTTCCGACTGGAGCGGTTACCTTGCCATTCGGAAAGCCAGTTCCGTGAATCTCATACTCAGATACTTGACCGCCTGTATTTGATGGTGCATTCGCTGGTAAGATGATACTTCCGCCACCGTCTGAAAGCGATATAATGTTCCCGTTGATGCTGATTCTCTGAGGGATACCAACACCATCATGACCATTTTCGCCTTTAGGACCAGTAAGTCCGATAGGCCCTTGAGGTCCGACTGGACCAGGTGAGCCAGCAGGGCCTTGTTCCCCTCGTTCTCCACGAAGACCAGGTTGTCCGTCTTGACCACGTTCACCTTGGATACCTTGTAAACCTTGAGGCCCTTGTAAACCATCTTCCCCTCTTGGTCCAGTTTCTCCCTTATCTCCTTTTGGTCCAGGAGTGAGCGAGATATTTCGTAGCTCTTCCTTGGTAGCAAAATTGCTTGTATCAATGACAGGCTTGTTCTCTAAAGCTGATATACGCTGTGTGCCACCTTGCTCTTTGATTTTGGCAAAGAGTTCGTCCAATTCTTGCTTGGTCACAATGTCCTTGACGTTAACAATTCGCCCTATTTCGCGTTCAATGAGTGGTGTTTTAACCGCTTTGTCAATCTCGCTTACATGAACATTGAATAAGAAGCTATACACATCTGCTGACTGCTCTACCTTCTCGAAATAGATATAGCCAATAACGGATTCATCCGTAGTGATTAACGATGTATCAAATTGAACCGTGAATGAATTATCTGCGATAGCTGCGTCTACTTCCTGGTATCGCTTAGTGCCTCTGAAGTAGAATAAGCAGATAACCTTAGTAGCGGTCAAATTATCAACCGTGAATTTGAATTCAGCAATGCCTTTGTCCTTGCTATAAAATTCTTGATAAAGTCTATCTACATCTCGATTGTTGGGTGAAATGGTTAATTTCTTTTCAATAACCTTCTTCAAGCGCTACCTCCTTTCTTCAAAAAGAAAGAGAACCCAAAAGGGTTCTCAAATTTATTTTTCAGACCACGCATCGTTCATCTGCTTAACCGCAGATTCAACGAATGTGTCCAAATCTTTATCAGTCATGCCAATATTGTATTTGTTCAATTCAGCACGGATTTTGATTCGAGCTTGTTCTAGCTTCTCTTCGCCTTTGTAGCCAGTTTCAGCGGATACTTGTTCCACGGCATTGACCGCATTTTTGGCTAAAACTTCGACAATCTTGACCGTCTGTTCGCCACCTTTTTTGATAAGGTATTCCTTGATTGATTTGACTGCGATTCCAGTCAAGATGACTAGAATGCTAATTGCTGCATTGATGATGATTTCGTTGATTTGATTCATTTTAATTTTCCTCTTTAATTTCTAATTCGAGAAACTTCTCGAACAATACTTTAACTGCTCCATTTCCACCGAGTTCGACGTAACTCTCGTAAAGTTTTGAGAGTTCTTCAATTTCGTGCTGATTAGTGAAGCCACGCTTAATAGCTTTTTTTAGGTTTTCTTGCAATCGAAAACGCTGCAGCCGTTGCAATCCTTTGCCGATTAGTGTCAAATTCTCATTATTTTCTTTTCCAATTTTTGCAACCTCTGAAGTTGATTTTTCAAGGTCTTCAATCTTGTCTGAAAGAGTGCCAATTTTCTTTTCAGTTTCTTTTGTGTTTTGCGTACTTTTGAAAGAGAAATAACTTGGAATGATGACAACCAAAACGGGCGTGAGTTTGTCTATTAAAGTTAGAAAGTCCAATCTAACCACCCTCTTTCTAAATTGGATGACTATTGAACAGGTTGTGTCTCTAGCTCGCTTTTAGGCGCTTCCCACTTCCACACTGCAAGGATTCCATTTTGTGATGGTGCGCCTTCAAGTTGTTTGAGTGCTTCCCCCTGGTAAATGAATGGTTGGTTGGTTTGAATAAGGATGCGCTTGCCTTCTCCATTCAATTCAACGTGCTCTGGGTCTTCGATTGCAAACATTGAACCAGGTGCATAGCTCTCACCAGTTTTCGCAAGTGGGAAGAGTTCTACGAGTTCCTTATATGTCGTACCATAAGCGATTTTTTCACCCATGATTGAATCTTGAGCCATGACACGAACTACTTTGTTGATTCTGTTTGTGATTTCAAGCAGTTGATTCTGCTTGGTTTCGGTTTCAGTAAGTTTCTGTTCAGCTTGTTCGATTTTAGATTGAGCTTGAACGATTGCTGAGCCAGGATCTAGTTCAGCTTTAAGAATATCAAGAACTGCTTGGATAAGTGTTTCTTCGTTTTCTTGAGTGCGGTCTCCCACAAGTTCACGTTGATTTGTGCTGTATCGGTTGCCATCTTGCAAGCGAATTTCTACAACTGTTTTGGTTTGGTCACCAAAACCACGAATATAAGGTTTAGTTGCGAGTGTGTAGTTGTTTACTGTCATTTTGTTTGTCCTTTCACTTCTTCAAATTTTGCTTTTAGTTCTTCATCTGATTCAATGATTCGTTTCATTTGCTCCAATTCCATAGCTGTAACTGTGTATAGAGCTTCTAGCGTAGCTGATTGAGTAGCTTCATTGCTGACTCGTTCGCTTAATGATTTAATTGTTAGACTACTAATCTGCTTGTCTTGTTCGTTCATGTTGTTTCCAACCTTTCTACTTTTTGGTTTAATTCTTGAATCGCCTTGATGAGATAAGGCAATAATGCAAATGTGTTATATGAGTAAGCACCGTCTGGATTTTCCAAAAAGGCTTCTGGTGCGACTTGCTGGACATCTTGAGCCATGATACCACATGAAATATCTTCAACTTTACCGTCATACTCTTTGCGATAAGAGTATGTTTTGAGCTTTTCGATAACATCCAGACCTGAGACTTGACTGTCTTTGATGTTGGTCTTGTATCGACGGTCTGACAAGTCTTTGTTCAAAGTAATCCAGTCGTATGTCCCGTTGTCTAAATAAAAATACAGATAACCGTTGTTAGCGTCCATGTTTGTATATCGTGGTGAACTCATCCAAAATCCATACTTGCCACCTGAAGCTCTGTTGTCATAGTAGATTTTACCGGTAACTCTAAGATTGCCATAGACAACAGGGGTGTTCCAAAAGTTTGCGGTGTTATAGCAGTACATTTCACCGTTGTTTTTAACAAACCAAGCCTGATTGCCCGGTTTCCCCCAGTTATCGCCCCAGTTAACCCAAAGAGCCGTTTGGCCTGCTTTCCATCCACCGTCAGACATTCCAACACGGAAACTGTTACTTCCAGTCAACCAGAAAACAGTCGGATCCTTCTCATGCGTACCAATTTGAAATCCACCAATCTTACCTTTGTAACCTTCAAGTAAGGTTGCTGATACTACTACTGAGCGTAGCTTGTTAATAAAGGCTGTTTTAGCAGCTAAAGTATCTGTGAATACATCACTAGCTACAAGCTTCTTCGCTAGTGCTGTGTCAAATATCAATTTGTCTGCTGCAATCGAATTCGAGCGAATGATGTCAGTGTTCAACGTTCCAATCCGTGCATCTCCCACGAATAAACGTTTGAAATAACCATCGATAGCTGTGATTTCATCTAGAAGCGTTCTACCTTTTAAACGGATTTTAGCAGCTTCAATCAGAATGTTATTGCTATTCAGATTGATTTGAGAAGAAATCGCACCAGGTCCTGTCAAGGTTTGGATAGCGTAGGAATCATTTAGCTGTGACACTTGAGTCTGTGTGACTACATCTTGAGTTGATGTGTTGTCGCTGAAGCGTTTAGGAGGTTTGTCACCTCTAATAAGCGATACCTGACCAATTGCGACTTGTCCGTTCTTCATCAACCAAATTTCAAGAGGGAATTCTCTTGCTTTAGTCGATGATTTCTGGACGGTCATCGTACCTGTGATAATTTGAGTACCAGTTTTCGTAAGGGTAACTCTATCAGATGCAAGTCCTCCATCGGATGCCCATAGCTCGATTCCTAGAGGTGCATCTGGTAACACATCCACCCATACTTCCATGCGATAGCTGAGTTTTTCGCCTTTGGTAAAGGTTGAGGTGTTAAGTGGCAATGCGAACCCATGATAGACTGAATTGGTCTTACCAGTAGTGGTAATTCGTAGCAATTTAGTAGCAGCCTGAACCGTAACGACATTCGCATCTGCTTGTTTCTTGTCCCACTTACTGAAGTTTGTTGGATCATATACCAAGTTGAAATCTTCTAAGAAATTAGATACACGACTAACTAGGCCGTCAGCAGTCTGAATGACTTGTGAAATAGACTCATTCTGTATCTGAATGGTCTGTGTGTGACTCTTAACCGTATCGACTACATCGTTAAAATCAGCGACACTTACGATTTCTGAGGTGTTAACATCGTAGTCAGTCATGCGGTCAGAATGCTCAAGCTTCATACCGCAGATTTCAAGACTACCACTGCCTGTTTGACCAAACTGGATTGAATTGTAGACTGAACCTGCTGTGAATGTGAATTGATATCGAACCCAATCAGTATTTGTGATTGGGTTATTCATGTATCTATCACGATTATTTGATGCCCATGGATGAAGTAGTAAATTTGCATTAGGCTTAATTACTCTCGCCCAACAGGACATTGTATATTTTTCACCAACAACTAAGTTAATACCTTGTGCGATATCTTTATTCGCTCCGTTGGTGTTATTTACAATCCGAATGCCTTTTTTAATAGCAGTATGTGGCGCATCTGTGAGTGATACTACTTCCGTCTTACCACTACCGCCCGAGTTATTCAATCTCCAACTACCTCCCAAACCATTACCTGCAGGAATGATGGAAGTATTCTGCAAGAGATTATCATTTCGAATAACATCTCTCAGTTTGGTTTCAATTCGTGAGATGGTCCTTTGAAATCCGTCAACAGAGTTCTTGACTGTGTTCTGGACTTGAGTCGCATTTTGAAACCCTCTGTCATTGGCCAATCTGTCAAAATCAGTACGAGATAGCTTCTCTGTAATCTGGTCAGCTTGGACTTCGATTCTATTTTCAGCAATCCTCAACCTGTCGTTTAAAGGGTCAATCTCTTTTTTAGTCACAAGTGTTCTGATTCTGTCAGTTATCTGATCGATTTTGACAAAGTTGGAATCAGACAAATCTTTGGATGTTTTAGCAGATTCGAGAGCGTTTCTAGCTTCTTCCAAGGCTTCTTCAGCCGTCCGACTAACTGTTGAGCCAATAGCACGAATTTCTTCGATTTTAGCTCGCTGGTCTTCAAGCTTCTCGTTCATGCTGCTATCGAATCCTGAGAAACGATTGTCGATTTCTTCGGATAAAGCCTTCTTATTCTCCTCTGCTTTTGCTTTGGCGAGTTCGAGTTGATCATTGAAATCCTGTTTGATTTGGTCAACCTTGGCATCGAATCCTCTGTCTGCTTCTTCAATTTGGCTTTGGAGTTGTTTTTCAAACTCGCTAAATTGCTCAATTTTCTTAGTAATTGTGCCAGCGTATGAATACTGCGCATCATTACCAGCCTTACTATCAGCGCTGATACGACTACGAAGACCGCCTTTAAAACTAAAAGATTGACTCAATACAGGAGTTTTAAATGTTTCTCCCTTGTTGGTTTTGATTGTCACCCATTGGCCAACGTCAAGGAGAAGATGCCCTTGAAAGTTCAAATTGAATGGATAGTATCGAATGTCCTTGATTTTGTGATAAAGGTTATCTAAAATCGATTGAGTCATGAACGGATTTTCGATTTCAAGTGAACGACCTGTGCGAGTTCCGACGGTCAGCGCTTCTTTATCTTTCTTGCAAGTAATACCTGCAATCCGATACTCGACTTCGCTTCTAGTTAAGCCGTGTAAGAAGTAATTATCTGCGGTAATCACGATGCCTGAGTCAGTTAATTCTTTGATTTCAAGTTTCCCTTCTCGGTTGAAAAAACAAGACATTCCGAGCATTTGAGCAGCTAGACTCAATACATCTCTGAATGTCATTTTCTTTTCTTTAGGTTTCGTTTCAATCGCATAGTTCATGGATGTGATATCCATGTTTTTGTTTGCTAGTTCTACACCAGCCTTTAAGCAGATTTCTTTGACGACTTGTCTGATTTCTGCTGGGAAGGTCAAGTCTGTGACATACTCACGGTTTAGCTTGAACATCCCGTCCATGAGGTCCAGTGTAGTTGTGTTTCTATTGCGGTCGATTTCAATATCATTGATGAAATATTCACCCATCTTCACCCATTCGTAGGTTCCATCGACAAAAAGACCGATTTCAGGATAAATCTTATCTAGCTTAT